CGGTTGGCAAAAACTGAGCAATGATTTCGGATGGGTGCGGCGGTTCCGGCGGGCCTATATCGAGCAAGGCAAGGGTAACGGGAAGTCGCCGCTTGCTGGTGGTATCGGGCTTTACGGGCTGATGGCTGACGGCGAATCCGGCGCGGAGATTTACGCGGCGGGCGCGACCAAGGATCAGGCGGGCATTCTGTTCCGCGATGCTGTCAAGATGGTGGGCAAGTCGCCCGATCTGGCAGGCAGGATCAAGGCCAGTGGCGGCGTTGGGCGCGAATACAATCTGGCCTATCTGGCCAAGGGTTCGTTCTTTCGCCCGATCAGCCGGGAAGCCAAGCGGACAGGATCAGGCCCGCGCCCGCATATGGCGCTGTGCGACGAGGTACACGAACACCCGGATCGCGGCGTTATGGAAATGTTGGAGCGCGGGTTCAAATTCCGGCGGCAACCGCTGCTGCTGATGATTACGAACAGCGGCTCGGATCGCAATTCGGTCTGCTGGGAGGAACACGAACACGCGGTGAAGGTCGCGGCGGGTAATTTGAACGCCAAGGACGACGACGCATACTACCTTGGGGAAGTGCTGGACGACAGCACGTTTGCTTACGTCTGTGCGCTGGATCAGGGCGACCGGCCCCTTGACTACCCGTCCTGCTGGATCAAGGCTAACCCCTTGCTCGGCGTGACGATCACAGAGGAATATCTGGCTGGGGTGGTGGCGCAAGCCAAGGCCATGCCGGGGAAGTTGAACGGCATTTTACGGCTGCATTTCTGCCAATGGACGGACGCCGACACCGCATGGATGACGCGGGACGCGCTGGAGCCATGCATCGTTGATTTCGAACCGCTGGATATTCATGGCGGCAAGCCTGTTTTTATGGGTGCCGACCTTAGCCAAGTGAAGGATTTTACGGCGGTCGCGTATTGTGTCCAGTCCGGCACGGTTGAGGATGGCGAACACGCGGGTAAGCCGGTCTATGACGCATGGGTGCAGTTGTGGACGCCGGGCGATACGCTGGCAGCGCGGATGCTCTCGGACAAGAACGAGAATTATCTAACGTGGCGTGATCAAGGCTACATCAACGCGCCCAAGGGCAACCGGATCAACTACCGGCACGTCGCGCAATCACTGGCTGAGGCGCAACACGACTTTGACGTGCAGTGCCTCGCTTATGACAGATACGCATTTAGCCGGATGCTTGAACCTGAAATGCAGGAACTCGGGCTGTCGATTGAATGTGTCGAACATCCGCAAGGCGGCACCAAGAAGGGCAAGCCGACCGAGGCCATGAAAGAGGCGGCGAAGGCTGCGGGCCGGGAATCGGAAGGGCTGTGGATGCCTATGAGCGTCCGGCAGTTGGAAGAACTGATCGGCGAACGGCGGATACGGATACAGAATAACCCGGCGGTGATCGGGCATATCATGAGCGCGGTCACCGATGAGGACCGCTGGGGCAATTACTGGCTGGCAAAGGAGCGCGCTGTGAACAAAATTGACGCCGCTGTGGCGCTGTGCATGGCCGTGGGCGCGGCTCTGGCTTTTGAGGTTTCGGATAGCGTTGACGACTGGATTGCGAGCTTGGCTTCGTGAAATGGTGGCGCGGCCTGCTCGGCATTGAACGTGACGGGATCGAGGCGAAAAGCATCATCGGCCTAGGCGACGGCCTGTCCGGCGTATCGCGCCATGACGGGATGAACTTCCGCACAAACACGGTTTCCCTCGCCAATTACATGGACCGCCTGGCAACGAACAATCCTATCGGGCTGTCGTCAACGTGGGCCTGTGTCAACCTGCTGGCGGGGACAATCGCGAGCCTGCCGCTGATGGTTTACCGTACGGACGCGGCGGGGGTGCGGACGGTCGCGCGCGATCATTCGATGTATTGGCTGCTGCATGATAGCCCGAATTACGACCAGACAGCGTTGGATTTTTGGGAGTTCATGTGTGCCGGGATCGAACTGCGCGGCAATGCCTACGCGGTGATTGAAACGGGATTTGGCGGGCGGATCATTTCGCTAACGCCCATCCGGCCCGACCTTGTGTCAACGCGGCGGATTGCGTCCGGGATCGAATACAGTTGGACAGAGGACGGCAAGCGGCACGTTAAAATGCAGGAACAAATCTTGCATATTCGCGGCTTCGGCGGCGGGCCTTTGGGGGGCGCATCGGCGCTATCGGTCTGCGGCGGCGCGTTCAATGCGGCCATGTCCACCGAAAACGCGGCGGGCAATATGTTCGCCAATGGGGCGTTGCCATCGGGTATCCTCTCGACGGATACCAAGTTGACGCCAGAACAGCGCAATGCAGCCGAGGGGTTGCTCGCTGACAAGTTCATGGGCGCGGTTAATGCCGGTCGCCCGATGCTACTCGATAACGGGGTGAAGTGGGAGCAACTCACGATCAGCCCGGAAGATGCGCAAATGCTGGAATCGCGGCGCTTTGGCATTGAAGAAATCTGCCGGATATTCGGCGTCCCACCACACATGATCGGGCATACCGAGAATTCGACAAGCTGGGGGACTGGGCTGGAGCAACAGACGTTGGGTTTCCAGAAGTTCACCCTGCGCCCCCGGTTGAAGCGGATTGAATCGGCGCTGGAAAAGCAGTTGCTGACCGCGAAAGACCGGACGGACGGGATCACGATTGAATTCAATCTGGAGGGCTTGCTGCGCGGTGACAGTGGCGCACGTTCGGCGTTCTATGCCTCGGGCCTGATGAACGGCTGGATGACGATCAACGAGGTTCGCGCGCTTGAGAATATGCCCCCGGTTGACGGTGGCGACGTGGCGAGAATGCAAATGCAGAACGTGCCGATAACAGACGCGGGGCAAGTTCCGCCGGGAGCAACAGCATGAACGAACTCGACTTCACCCTGGATACCAAGGCGCTGAACGACGAGGGCTATATCGAGGGACTGGCCGCAGGTTATGGCAACCTTGATTTCGGCGGGGACATTATGCTTCCCGGCTCGCTGGCGAAGGGTTTGCTCGGGCGCAAGGCTGTGCCGATGCTGATGTACCACGACCACCAGCGCCCCGCCGGGGTGTGGACCGACTTTCAGGAAACCAATGACGGATTGCTGGTCAAGGGCCGGTTCTCGATGTCCACCAGCACCGGCAAGGAAGCGCACGGGCTGGTCAAGGATGGCGCAATCGGCGGGCTGTCCATCGGCTACGGCGACACGAAAGCCAAGATGGTCGGCAAGGCGCGGCATATCAGCGAGACTTATCTGCATGAAGTTTCGCTCGTAACCATTCCGATGAACGCCAAGGCCGAAATCTTTAGCGTCAAAGACATTCTGGAGGCTGGCAATATGCCAACCGTCCGCGAATTCGAGGGGCTTCTGCGGGATGCAGGATTCTCGAAAGCCAAGGCTGCGGCAATCGCAGGCACGGCAACGCCGCATCTTCGGGGGGAACCCGATGGTGATCCACTAGCCGCGTTTTGGGAACTCCTGCGCGGCGCACCCATCATCGACCTGACGGGCGAATAATAGCCCCTCTTTCAAGGAATTATACCATGTCTACTGAAAACAAGTCGGTTGGCGAGATCGCCGCCGAAGTCAAAGCCGCGTTCGATTACCGCTTCGACGAACTGAAAGCCGTTGCCACCGATGCGCTGGGCCGCGCTGAAAAGGGCGAAGGCCTGACCGCTGGCGCAAAGCAGGTTGCTGACGAAGCCCTGACCGCCGTGAACGAAGCCAAGGCCCGTCTCGACGAGATGGAGCAGAAGCTGGTCAGCCGCGTTGAGGGCGCACTGTCGCAGTCGAAGTCGCTGGGCGAGCAGTTCACCGACAACGAGAACGTCAAGGCGTTCCTCGCTGCTGGTGGCAAGGGCCGCGTCAGTGTCGAAGTCAAGGCGATCATCTCGTCCCTGACCACAGACGCGGACGGTTCGGCGGGCGATCTGATTATGCCCACCCGCGTCGGCGGCATTTTCCAACCAGCCTTGCGCAAGATGACTGTCCGCGATCTACTGACACCGGGGCGCACCAACTCCAGCGCCATCCAGTACGTCAAGGAAAGCGGCTATACCAACAGCGCGGCAACCGTGACGGAAACCGCTGGTACAGCCAAGGCACAGTCTGAAATCAAGTTCGAAGTCGTCAACGGCGCGGTCACGACCATCGCGCATTGGGTGCTGGCAACGCGCCAGATTCTCGCCGACGTGCCGATGCTCCAGTCCTATATCGACGGTCGCCTGCGCTACGGTCTGGCCTATGTCGAGGATAACCAGTTGCTGAACGGTGGTGGCACTGGCACCGATCTGAACGGCATTTACACGCAGGCCACGGCATCGACCGCCAACCTTGCTGTTGTGGCATCGCCGACCAAGATGGACGTTCTTCGCGCAGCCATGTTGCAGGCATCGCTGGCGAACATCCCGCCATCGGGCATTGTGCTGAACCCGACCGACTGGTTCACGATCGAAGTGACCAAAGACACCGCAGGCGCATATATCATCGGCAATCCGCAGGACGGCGCGCAGCCGCGCATGTGGGGACTGCCGGTGGTCGAAACACCCGCGATGACGGTTGACAAATTCCTTGTCGGCGCATTCCGCGACGGCGCGCAGATTTTCGACCGTCAGGATGCAACGGTGGAAATCAGCACCGAGGACAGCGACAACTTCCGCAAGAACTTGGTTACCATCCTTGCCGAGCAGCGTCTTGCCTTGGCTGTCTACAATACCCTCGCCTTCACCAAGGGCGATTTCTCGGATCAGGTTACCGATCTGACTTCGTAAGCAATGGGAGGGGCGGCTTCGGTCGCCCCTTTTCCTGACTGCCGCTGCGGCGACGTTCTGGAAAGGAGCATCCCATGAGACTTAAGGCAAACGACACCCTGCACGTGAGCGCGGCGGGGCCGGAGAATATCGCACCGGGCGCGGAATTTGAAGTGAGCGACGATCAGGGCGCTGATCTGGTGGAGCGCGGCCTGGCCACGGAAGTCGTCCCAGAAAACAAGATGATCGCCGCGCCGATGAACAAGGCGTCATTCAAAGGGAAAGGCAAGTAATGGCCCGCGCATCACGCTCCACTCCATCAGGCCGCAGAGCCGCAAGCCGTGCTTGTGACGCGCGCCTGAAACTGCCGGTCAATTCGGTATTGCCGGCGATCAGCGGCACGACCACCAGCGGCCAGACCCTGACATGCACCAGCGGCACGTGGTCTAACACGCCCGACGCATATGCATATCAGTGGAACCGCAGCGGCACGGCGATCATCGGCGCGACGGCGGCAACGCGCGTTCTGGCGGCGGGCGATGTCGGTGCGACCATGACTTGCACGGTGACGGCAACGAACCTTGGCGTCCCTGCCGTAGCCACCAGCGCGGCAACCGCCGTAATCGCATGACCGTAACCCTCGCCCTCGCCAAGCAGCAATGCCGAGTCCTGCATTACGATGAAGATGCGATCATCGCGCAGTACGTCACGGCATCGGCGGCGATGGTCGAAAAGATGTCGGGAACGCTATTGACCCGGCGCGCGGTGACGCAGGAATTTGACCTGTTCACGACGCGGTTGCCGCTGTTTTGGGGGCCAGATGCTGACGGCGTGACGGTGGCCTATACCGATACCGACGACGCGGCGCAGACGATCACCGACGCGCGCATTGTCAAGGATTGGCTCTACGCTGGTGCGGACGGTTGGCCCGCGATTGCCGAGAATAGCGTTGTTTCCGTCACCTATACCGCAGGCTGGGCAACCGTTCCCGCCGACCTGATGAGCGCGCAATTGCTGCTGGTAGGCCACTGGTTTGCCAATCGTGAGGCGGTCACCGACAAGCCACTGAGCGAAGTTCCGCTCGCAGTTGACGCGCTGGTGCAGCCGTACCGCAAGATATTTGTCTGACAGGGGAATTTGAATGACTGATCTCGTTATCACCGCCGCCAACGTCCTATCCGGATCAGGCGCAAAAATCACACACGGCACGGCGGGCGCAACCGTCACCGCAGGCCAGACGGTCTACCGCGATCCAACCGACAGCAAGTACAAGCTGGCCGACAACAACAGCGCGACCGCTGCGGTGCGTTCGGTTGACGGTTTCGCGCTCCATGCCTCGCTCGCAGGCCAGCCCCTCGCCGTGCATGAAAGCGGGCCGTTGACTGTCGGTGCGACTATGACTGCAGGGACAGTATACGTTCTCAGCGACACCCCAGGAGGAGTGCAACCGACCACCGATCTCGGCTCGGGTGAATATCCCACCATCCTTGGAATCGCCACGTCAACCACAGTTTTGAACGTGAATATTCAGGAGTCTGGTGTAGCTATCTGAGGTTAATTCGGATAGAAACGGACTGCGCGAGATTGCCGTCTCACGCAGCCCTGACCAACAACGCATGGAGGTGCGAAGTGGCTGATAAGTCGATATGCTCAATTGAAACGTGCGGCAAGCCAGTTGTCGTACGGGGATGGTGCGAAACCCACTATGGGAGGTGGAAGCGCCACGGCGATCCGATGTTTACAAAGAAGCGCTGGCGCGGATCAACTGATCCAATGCCGGTCGCAAAGATATGTACTGGATGCAGGTTAGACCTGCCTCTTGTCGCATTTTCTGCGGACGCGGATGCAGGCACCGGAGTCCGCGCGAAATGTAGGGACTGCTCTAAAAAAGAGGGGGCAGCCTACCGTGCGGCGAATTTGGAAAAGGAACAGAGTAGGGCAAGGCGCTATCGCTCTGAAAATGCGACTGCTGCGGCTGAGCGTTTAAGGCGGTGGAGACGTAAAAATCCGGGAACATACCGGGCTGCGGCTACGGCATGGAGACGGGCAAACCCTGAAAAGATTAGGGCGTCAAGCGCGCGACGGTGGGAAGGGCAGTCGAATACACCGAAGGCCCGAATCCACAACGCGATAAAGGCCTCGATCCACCAGTCTATCATCAAAGGGTCAAAGGCGGGGCAACGCACTCAAGACCTGCTGGGCTACAGCTACGAAAAACTAAAGGTCCATCTTGAGCGCCAGTTTGCGAATGGCATGTCGTGGGAAAATTATGGCCGTTACGGCTGGCATATTGATCACATTCTGCCGGTAGTATCATTCCAGTTCGAGACACCAGACGACCCTGAGTTCAGGGCATGTTGGGCGTTATCCAACCTGCGGCCCCTTTGGAGCACTGAGAATCATGAAAAACATTCAAAGCGTCTGCATCTCCTGTAGCGCCGTAGCCCTGTAATGATCCGCCGCGACACCCTCATCACATTTGAAACCGCTTCGACAGTGGCAGATGAATATGGTGAGGAAGTCGTGACATGGGTATCGACTGGCCAAGAATGGGCGTCGGTATTCTATGGCAAGGGTGACGAGCGCCGCCAAGCCGCGATGCAGCGGGGCCAGCAACCGGCCACATTCAACGTGCTGGCGAACAGCATGACGCGCGCGGTGGTGGTCAAGGACCGGATCACGGTCGGCACCGACGTTTGGGACATTGCGGGCATTGCGCCAATGGACCGGGCCAGCCTTGATATAACGGCGGTGCGGGCGGCGTGAAGGTTACCGTCACCACGCAAGGCTTCCGTGAATTGGAACGCGCGCTGGTGGAAGAGTTGCCGAAAGCGACAGCCAAACTTGTCCTGCGGCGCACGGCAATCAAGGCGATGAAACCGCTAGAGGCGCGGGCGAAACAACTTGCCCCCATAGACGACGGCGGATTGCGCGACAGCATCGCCACAAAGCCCGTCAAGGCCAAGCGGGAGAGTCGGACGCGCTATGCCTCACAAAGCGGCGTAACGGTCGCTACGGGGCCTACAGGGTGGCCCGAGGGTGGCAATCCGTCATGGCAGGAGTTCGGCACGGTCGACATGCCCGCTAACCCGTACATGCGGCCCGCTTGGGATAGCGAACACGGGGCCATTCTCGACACGGTGAAAGCCGAACTGACGACACAGATTGCCAAGGCCAAGGGCCGGATTGCGCGCAAGGCGGCAAGGGGGAAATAATGGCCGACTTTGCCAGCGCCCTTTACGCGCGGTTAGCAGCCGACGCGCCGGTTTCGGATGTCATCGGCAGCAAGATTTACTGGGTTATCGTCCCGCAAAATGCAGCCCTGCCGTACATCCGTATGCAGACGATCAGCGACCCCCGGCCCGAGCATCTGAAAGGCTACGACGGCGCGCGGGTAACACGGGTGCAGGCGGATTGTTTCGCGGCAACCTACGGCGCGGGCAGGCAGTTGGCGGAGAAAGTCATCACCGCGCTTGCAACACCAGCCAGTTTCGGCGGCGTCCAGTTCGGGCGCGTCAAGGCCGAGGGTCCGCGCGATCTGGGCGAGGATACGGCATCGGGTTTTGTCCACCGGGCCAGCGTCGATTTGTTGATTGAGCATCGTTAAAGGAGAATTTGAATGTCTGAAACACAAGAAGCCTCTATCGGTTGGGGCGGCGAGTTCTGGCTGTCGTCCGACAGCACGACCGTCAACCTTGTCGAAATGGTCGAGGTTGTCAGCTTCAGTTTGCCGCAGGATAAGACCGACCGGGTGGAGAAAACACACCTCAAGTCGCCAAACCGCCGCCGCGAATATATGTCTGGCATGGTCGATGGCGGCGAAATGCAAGTCGTGCTGAACTTTCGCCCCGGATCGACTACCGACCTTATGCTTGAAGCTGCGCAGATTGCGGGCACCGAACGCGCGGCCCGTTGCGTCGTCCCTAATCTTGGCGTTGCGGCATGGGATTACACGATCACAGCTATCGTAACCGACTATGATCGCGGAACAGTGACGGCGGGCGACAAGATGGAAGCGACTGTCACGCTGGCGATCACTGGCGCAACAACGTCTGCGGCCCATGTATGAACCCGGTAAAGGGCCAAGTCCCGCTTAAGCTGGCGGACGGGCGCGAGTTCACGCTCGTGCTCGACATGGAAGCCTTGATAGAAGCGGAGGCCATTTACGGCAAGCCGCTGCAAGGGCTGATGGTGGACCTTGCCACCGGCTTTGCGGGTGCCGCGCGCGCGATGCTCTATGGCGCGATGCGGGCCTGCCATCCGAACGTGACGTTACGCGAGGCGACCGAACTGTTCGCGCGCGAGTCCGACGCGATCACCGATGCGCTTGAGCGGGCAACCCTTGCGTCATTCCCGGAAGCCAATGACAGCGCGGAGGGTAAGAAGGGCGAAAACCCTCCTGGACGGCGCTCTGGTCGCAGTGGTGCGAAGCAGGGCTAGACCCGGACGGCTTTTGGCGGGTTACGCCTAAGACGTTCTCGCTGATCGTCGGCGCGCGGATGAAGGGCATATCAGACAACGCCACGGCCATCGGCTGGAGCGCGGAAGCCTTTGCCCGAACCAAGACCATGAAGCCGCTGGGTGATTATCTCAAGCCCGAACCGACTGCGGTTGATATGCGGGCCAAGGGTGCGGCGGACGTGGGGGCGATGCTCCGGCGGTTGGAGGCGCGGTCTAAGGGGTGACGCCATTCATTTGGCGGATCTCTGCCGCTCGCTGTTCCAAAGGTGGTCCGCTTCCATCGATCGCCATGAGAACCGCGACTAGGATGACGATCAATATCAATCCTCCGCAGCCGATTTCGGGGAATCTGAATTTGAAGCTGTGGCCACAATAGCGGCAAACCTCGGCATCATCCTGCACCTGCTCGGCGCATCTCGGGCATTTTTTCACATATCACCTCCGTTCGCGGGGGTTAATAGCATTGGATGCGGGCGATGGCTCTAGGCGAAATCATCGCGAGGCTCAGCGTCCAGCTGAATATGGATTCCGCTGCCTTCGAAAAGAACGCGGCTCGGTCGGGTAAGTCCGCCGACGCACTGGGCGACCGGATGGAGAAAATGGGCTTCCGCGTCGGGAGTAGCATGAAGGCGATGGGGACAGCCCTGTTCGCCGCCGGTATCGCGGTAGTAACAACCCAACTCGGCAAAGTGGTTATGGCCGGGCTGGAACACGCCAGCGCCTTGGGCGAACAGGCGCAACAGCTTGGCGTGACGACCGACGCGCTGCAAGAATACCGCTATGCCGCAACGCAAGTGGGTATTTCCCAAGAGGAGATGGATAAGGGCCTGCAAAAGCTGACCTTGACCATCGGGCAGGCGGCGGGCGACTTGAAGGGTAAGCAAGCCGAGGCGTTCGATAAGTTCAAAGTTTCGATCCACGATGCGAACGGCCAAGTCATGGAAGCGGGCGCGCTTATCCCGCACCTCGCCGATGCGTTCGAAAAACTGCACAGCCCTGCCGAGCGCGCGGCATTCTTGGCTGAATTCTTTGGCGCGAAAATGGGCGGCAAATTCCAGACGCTGCTGGCAGGCGGGTCGAAGGCGGTCAATCAGTTGCGTGATGCGGCGCACCGGATGGGCGTTGTCATGAGCTCCAAGGAGATTCAGGACGCGGACAAAGCTGCCGACAAACTGGCCGACGTTAAGATAATTCTGAGCGCCAAGATTGACGGGATTGTGGCGCGCAATGCTGACAGCATCTTTAAGTTGGCAGACGCAATGCTGGCCGTTGTTGATGCCGCTAACAAGGCTGGCCAAGCGATCCGGCGGTTCAAACTCATGCAAGGTTTGGCGCAGGAAACAGCCAAGGCGACTGTGTGGTCACCTGACGGCCCCGCCAAAGATGCGGCTATCGAGAATGCTGAACGGTTCCGCGCGGCCATTGCCGAGATGGACGGCAAGAAAAAGACTACAGGCATGTTCGCGCATGTCCCCGGATGGACGCCGGACATGGCGAGAAGCCCTGCCGCTGCGGCTAAACCTGCCCCGGCGGCATCGCGCGGCGGTTCCGTCGGCGGCACTTCACGTGGCGGCGGCAGTTCCGGCCCCTCGGCTGCGGATATACATTCGCGCATTGACGACCAGATTGCAGGCTTGGCCCAACAGGCTTGGTCGTTGCAATCCGGGATGGTCGCAAGCGCAAAGGAGCGCGCGGAGATTGAATTAAAGGCCGTCGAGTTGGCCACTCTCCGCCTGCATCACGAAACCGCCAACGACAATGACATTGATCGGCTCGGCAAAGAAGAAGCGGCCTCGCAACGCAAGCGGATAAATTTGCATATAGACGCGGTGGCCGATCTGGAACGCCAGCGCATCGCACGGGAACTGGCGGCCAGCGAGGAAGAAGAAGCTGCGGACATCGTTCGCCAGCAGAACCAAGCCCAACGCGACAGCCTGCAATACAAGCTGGGTCTAGCCGATACCGACAAAGAGCGGCAAGACATCGCGCTCGAAATATTTGCGCTGGACGAAAAGGACAGGCGCCAGACGCTGGAACGGATTGCGCACGGCGCGGCGCGCAATGATGCCGAAAAGGCGCTGGCCCAAAAGGCACTTGCCAATCTCGACGCCAATTCCGGCGCGGCGCGGGCCAATGTCATGCGGTCAAACGAGACACAGCGCGAAGCCTATTTGCGCAGTTTCCAAAAGACGACCGGGCAGATTAGCGAAGCCTTCGACCGGGTTAAAATCGACGGGCTGGAATCGCTGAACGGCGCGATTGTGGACACGATCATGGGCGCGAAGTCGCTTGGCGATGCGTTCAAGAATGTCGCGAGCCAGATTATCGCCGACCTGCTGCGCATTGCGGTGCAGCGCGCGGTTATTGGGCCTCTGGCTGATGCGTTGTTCGGCGGCGGCGGGGCTGGTGGCTCGGGTGGCGGCAGCGGTATACTCGGCAAGATATTCGGGTTTGCCAATGGCACTAGCCATGCACCCGGCGGCCTTGCGCTTGTCGGTGAACGCGGCCCGGAACTGGTCAACCTCCCGCGCGGATCCAAGGTCTACCCCAACGGCACTGGCCCCCGGCAACAGTCAGGCAACACCATCGTCATGCACAACGACTTTCGCGGCGCGGATGCTGGCGCGGTGGCTGGTATCTCGGCCAAGATAGACCAACTCGACCGCAGCCTTGAAAGCCGCTCAATCATGGCCGTGGCAGACGCCCGCGAACGCAGGATCATCCGCTAATGCTCTGGCCCCGGACAATGCCTGAAATCGGCGCGCAATCCATTTCGTTTGAATGCTCGCAGGTGGATTATATGTCACCTGAAACCGGCGGGCGGGTCGGTGCGATTGCTGCGGGATTCCCGTTGTGGCGGATGCGGCTGTCACTCGCCAATCTGACCGAGGCCGACGCGGACATCTGGCGGGCATTCGTTGCCACCTTGCGCGGCCCCCGCCGTCAATTCATCGCCCGCGACATCACCCGCGACAAGCCGCGGCGCATGGGGACATTTAGCCCGGTCGCCACGGCATGGACGCAAACGATAACCGCAGACGGTGACGCCTCATTGGCATTGGAAGGCTTGCTCGCGGGCATGGTTCTAACCTTGGGGGACTACATCGGCTTCCGCTGGGATTCCGCCGGGGCTGATCCGGGGACGTTCGACCGGCGCGCGCTGGTTCGCGTGGTCGAATCCGGCTCCGCCGATGCCACGGGCGACTTGACGGTTATCGTGGAGCCGCCGGTTCCAACTATCGTTCCGTCCGATGCTGAGGCGTATTTCTATCAACCCTCTTGCCTGATGCGGTTGGTTCCCGGTTCCGCGCAACTCGGCGAGCAAGTCTTGGGCGGATACACGGCGCAAGGCGGGGTTATCGAAGCGGTGCAGGAGTTGCTCGCATGAAGCTGTTTCCGCCCGATGCCGAGGCCGCGATCCTGTCCGGGCAAGCCATTGTGCCAAGTGCGGTTGCCATTCTCTGTGACCCGCCGGTTCGGGTGTGGCGCGGCTATGGCCAGATTACGATTGACGGCGAACTGTTCGACGGGATTGGCGATGTCGGGCTGGTGACGGCTACCGGCGGATCAATGGGCGGTGCCGAGCAAAGCATCACGCTGGAACTGTCGGGCGTTGCGCCTGAGACGCTGGCGGTGTTCGACGCCACAGCTTTGCGCCGCGCGCCGTGCATCATCTACACGCTGATATTCGACAGCAGCGGCACGGTGTTGCTGCATAGCGAGGTGTTCGCGCGCGGGTCGCTCGATCAAATCCCGGTCGAGGATACCCCCGGCGGGACTTCGATCATTCGCGCGATGGTGGAAACAGCAGCGCGCGGGCTGGGGCGGCGCGGCGGGCGGATGCGCACGGATACCGACCAACGGCTGGTTGAACCTCTCGACGGCGGTTTCAAGGCCATCTCCTACGCGGGGTCGAAAAACCTCTATTGGGGCGGGAAAAAACCGGCGGTTGCAGGGGCGGTTCTATCCACCAGCCCCGCGCCTTGGTCGTCGCCATTCTGATGCGGGACTTGGGCGCGCTGCACAAATTCATAGCCGACCGGGCGTCAATGCCGTTCGAGTGGGGTCACAACAAAAACGATTGCGTCAGTTTCATGGTGCAAGCGGTTCAGGCGATGACGGGCAAGAAACTGCTCGGCAAGCTGAAATGGAAAAACGAGGATCAAGCCAACGCGGTTTTGAACGCGGCGGGCGGGATCGAGGCGGCGGTATCCGAACGGCTTACCGAAATCTCCCCGGCATTTGCCCAACGTGGCGACGTGGGCGCGATTGCGAACGGCAACGGACTGATACTGGTAATCGTTGAAGGCGAGCATCTGGTGGCCCCCGGTCACAATGGTTTGCGCAGGTTGCCGCGCAAACTGATGGTCAAGGCATGGAGCGCGGAATGAAACGCTATCTCCCCGCCCTGATCTCTGGGTTGACATTCTCGACGCCAGCCCATGCCGATCCTATTTCGGCTATAATTGTGGCAGCCATCGGGCTGACGGGTACGGCGGCAGTCGTTGCTACAGCGGTTATCACGATGGCGCTGATGATGGCCGCCACACTGATTGTGACCAAGCTGTTCGGCCCCAAGAACAAGGCGCAGGACCGGCAAGCCTCTGTCGCCAGCCTGTCTATCGGCGAGGTTCCCCGGCAGGCGCTATTGGGCGAAGTAGCGTCCGGCGGTTCATTGGCCGACGCGTTTAACTACGGCGGCACGGACGGCACGGATTGGGAAGTCCTGATCATCACGCTGGCTGATCACAAATGCCATTCGCTGACCGGATTTTTCGTCGGCGATGTCTACGTGCCATTCGTATCTGACGGCGCGGTGACGGGCTACAACAGCCAACTTGAGGTGTATTGGCTATCCGGCACCGAGACACAGACAATGCCATCGGTGGTAACGACTTACGGCGGCTGGACGGCTGACGACAACCTTGCCGGGATTGCCACGGTTGTTGTCGCGTACAAGGCCGATGATCCGAAATCGACAACCCCGATCTGGACGGGTGGGCGGCCATCGTTCCTTTGGGTGGTCAAGGGCAAGCTATGCTACATTCCGCGCCTTGACAGCACGGTTACCGGCGGCTCGGGCGCGCATCGATGGGCAACGCCTTCGACATGGGAATGGACCGACAACCCGATTGATTGCCGCTATAACTGGATGCGGGGGATTTATGCCTGCGACCGCAACGACCAACCCGGCATGTTGCTGGTGGGGCGCGGGCTGTCCGAGGTGGAAGCGCCGCCAGAACGCACGATAGCTGCGGCGAATACCTGCGACGAGGCGGTAGCGTTGAAGGCGGGTGGCACGGAAAAGCGTTACCGTTGCAATGCGGTTGTCCATGCTGATGATGAATTTATCGCCACCGAGGAAATGTTTGCGGCGGCTTGCGCGGGCGTGATCGTCCAACGCCAAGGCGGGGTGGAGATTGAACCCGGAAGCGCGCGGTCGGTGGTGGCTGAGATTACCGACGCGGATCTGATCATCGGTGAAAAGATCACGTTCAATCATTTTCGGAGCGACACGCAACGGGTTAACAGCGTCATCCCGCGCTATATCGAACCTACCCAAAAGTGGGCCGATCATGCCGCGCCGATCCGCCGCAACCTGACTGACATCACGTCCGACAATGGCCCGCGCGAGGAAACCC